CTAGGTACAGGTAAATCTGTAGCGTGGCCTAAAGGAGTTGGTGGTAAAGGTAACGCAGGAGTAGCAGGAGTAATTAAAAATACACCTGGTGCTATCGGTTATGTGAATCAGTCTTACATTGATGACACTGTTAGAGCAGCAGCACTTCAAAACTTAAACGGTGAGTTTCTAAAACCATCTGTTGAAGCAGGAGCAAAAGCACTCAATGGTATTGAGTTAGATGAGAATCTAGCAGGAAAGAATCCTAACCCAACAGCAGAAGGAGCATATCCTATTGCTACATTGACATGGATACTTGCTTATGAAGAAGGCAATGGTAGAAATACTAAAGCAATCAAAACTTCATTGAGCAGACTACTAAGTGATGAGTATCAGGACAAAGCACCTAAACTAGGATTCGTTCCTTTGAAAGGTGACATTCTTGATAAAGCAAGAGCAGCTGTTGACAAGATAGGAAAGTAGTGTTATACTTACAGAGTAAGGACGCTTACGTTGGGTGTGACTGAATAAACTTACTGGCATATAGCTGGTTAAGGTGATGAGACACAGGTGGTGCTGCACCGAGAGGTGAATCGACTTACCAGTCGGGTCTCAGGCAAGGACGTATTTACTCTGTAGTAATGCCCGTTCTTTGTTGGTATACAGGATTCCAACCACCCTCTTTTATTATACCTATATAATGATAAATCGAAGAGACCAACGAGGTCTCTTTTTCTTTGGAAATTTTATGAATTTGTATGTAAATTTAACTCCTCCGTATTCCAAACGGAGTGACACTGTAACTCTAGACGTGCCGACAGAGGCAACTGATGTCTTTATGCAGTATGTCCACATCCTAGCAGAAGAGAAAAACATATCTGCTAAGAAGGCATTTAAAGACTTGGTAGCAACCACATTTGATAACTTAATGGAGACCGATTATGGCAGTAAAAGTAGCAAGAATGCAAAGCGGGGAAGACGTCATAGCTGACATCAAGGAGATTCGTGAGAGTCCCCAGTCAACTAAGGCACTAGCGTATGAATTTGAGCAGGCATTTACTATTCAAATCATGCAAAACCCAGAGGATTATTTTGAAGAGCAAGGTAAAGACCCAATGGAAGCATTGAAAGATATGCAATTACAGTTCTTTCCATGGTCGCCCTTGACTAAAGGCAGAAATCTTGTTACACTACTATCTGTGGTGGCTATTTCTGACCCCCATGATAATGTAATGCAAGGATATAACGACGTCCTAGAAAAAACTAAGAAACTAAATTCAGACGATGCTAAAATTGATTATTCTCAAACACCACCCGCAGACTTACTTGTTGGGCAAGGTGACTGAAATGGATGAAGAACCAGGTCTCCTCATTGAGGATGTTTATGCCATTGATGTTGATGCTGAGTTAGTTCCTTATCCATTACATACAGAGCAACGTTACTTATTCATGAATACAGATGACGTTATGTCTATGTTAGACCCAACTAAAGTTATAGTTACTAAGTATAAAAAGTTAGTCAATCAATGAGTAAGTTTTATACAAACCTAGTTTTACTTGGTGATGATATTCTCTATCGAGGATACGAGCACGGTCAACGTGTCCAGTATCGTGAGAGGTCATCACCTGTTTTGTTCTTTGTCCCTAAGGCACAGAGCAAAGAGACCAAGTTTAAAACTTTAGATGGTCGACGTGCATATGCTAAACACTTTAGTGGTGCAAGAGAAGCAAGGGAAGTGTTGAAACAATACGAGAATACTGATGGACTAGAAGTGCATGGGTATGAGCGTTTCCTGTATCAACATATCAATCAGAAGTTTCCTACTGATATTGATTACAACATGTCCATGATGAAAATCTATACGATTGACATCGAGGTTGCATGTGAAAATGGTTTCCCTGATGTGCAAGCATCTGCTGAGGAAATGCTGTGTCTTACAATTAAAGATTTCAATACAAAAAAAGTCGTTACTTGGGGCACAAGAGAGTTTACTCCTCCCGAAGGTGTAGAGTATAGGGTATTCTGGACAGAGCAAGAGATGTTACAGGACTTCCACAAATGGTGGACAGAAAACACTCCTGATATTATTACTGGTTGGAATAACAACTTGTATGACATCCCCTATATCTGTAGACGTATGGAGAGAGTGCTAGGAGAGAAGTGGAAGAAGTCTCTATCACCTTGGAATAGGGTTATTGATAGAGAATTTATTGTGCAAGGTAGGAAACAAATTGCATATGATATCTGTGGTGTATCCATTCTCGATTATCTTGACCTCTATAAGAAGTTTACTTATACAAACCAAGAGTCTTATCGCCTAGACCATATCGCTATGGTTGAATTAGATGATAAGAAACTTGACCACAGTGAGTATGAAAACTTCAAAGACTTCTACACGTCAGACTGGCAACGTTTTGTTGAATACAACATCCATGACGTTGACCTAGTTGACAAACTAGAAGACAAGATGAAACTCATTGAGTTGGCAGTTACTATGGCATACGATGCTAAAGTAAACTTTGAAGATGTATATTCTCAAGTCCGTATGTGGGACACTCTCATATATAATGACTTGAAGAAGAGAAACATTGTCGTGCCACCTCGTCAATCAACTAAGAAGGATGAGAAGTATGCAGGAGCGTATGTTAAAGAGCCTAAGCCAGGTATGTACGATTGGGTTGTTAGTTTTGACCTTAACTCTCTATATCCTCATCTCATCATGCAGTACAACATCTCACCAGAAACCTTAGTTGATGAGCGTCACCCCACAGTCACAGTAGATAAACTATTGAATCAAGAAATTGATATTGATGGTGACTATGCTGTATGTGCTAATGGAGCACAGTATCGTAAAGACATTCATGGTTTCCTACCAGAAATTATGCAAAGAATCTACGATGAAAGGACTATCTTTAAAAAGTATATGCTTACTGCAAAGCAGGAGTATGAAAAGTCCCCCACCGATAAACTGAGAAGAGATATCTCTAAGTTTAATAACATTCAGATGGCGAGAAAGATTCAACTTAACTCTGCCTATGGTGCTATCGGTAACCAATACTTTAGGTATTATAATCTTGCCAATGCTGAGGCAATTACATTGTCTGGTCAGGTATCTATCCGATGGATAGAGAATAAGATGAATGCCTATCTCAACAAATTATTAAAGACAGATGATTTTGATTACGTTATCGCTTCTGATACTGATTCCATCTACCTTAACTTGGGTCCTATGGTTGAAGCTGTATTCAAGGAGCGAGAGAAAAGCGGTGAGAGCATTGTTAGGTTCCTTGACAAGGTGTGTCAAGTGGAATTTGAAAAGTATATTGATGGTTCTTACCAAGAGTTGTCCACCTATGTAAATGCATACGAGCAGAAGATGGTCATGAAGCGAGAGAATATCGCTAACAAAGGCATCTGGACTGCTAAGAAAAGATATATTCTTAACGTATGGAATAGTGAAGGTGTCCAGTATGAGCAACCTAAACTAAAGATGATGGGCATTGAAGCAGTAAAGTCATCGACTCCTGCTCCATGTCGAAGTGCTATTAAAGAAGCACTAAATGTCATCATGTCAGGAAATGAATCCGATGTGCAGGATTACATTGATAAATTTAGACAGGAGTTTGAATCTATGTCACCTGAGGAGATAGCATTTCCTCGTGGTTGCAATAACATTGCAAAGAATTCATCCCCTGCTACAATATATGGTAAGGGATGCCCCATGCATGTGCGTGGTGCACTACTGTATAACTTCTGGGTTAAGAAAAAGAAATTGACACACAAGTATCCACTCATCCAAGAGGGTGAGAAGGTAAAGTATGTCATGCTTAACACCCCTAATAAAATCAATGAGAATGTAGTCTCATTCTTTCAAACATTGCCACCTGAGTTGGGTTTGAATGGAAGTATAGATTACAATTTGCAATTCACAAAGAGTTTCCTTCAACCGTTGCAAGTAATACTTGACACTCTTGGATGGGACGCAGAAAAAGTCAACACATTGGAGGCACTATGGAGTTAACACAAGAAGAAAAAGATAAATGGAATCGTGGAGTAGACTTGTTTACCGAGTCAGTCTGGAAACCAGATGAAAAACTCCGCCAGTGTGCTCGTAACCAAGATTGTTACCAAGAGCTAATGGACGTCCGAGAGGATGTGCTACAATACCTAAAAAAGTTGAGATGGAAATGAGTTTTTTAAAAGATATTGTCAAAGAAATTGGCAATGAATATGCAACAGTAGTATCAGATGATGTTGATTCATCATCATTAGTAGACACAGGTAGTTACATTTTTAATGGACTTGTATCTGGGTCAATCTGGGGTGGTATACCTTCTAATAAGATTACTGCTATTGCGGGTGAGTCTTCCACTGGTAAGACATTCTTTTGCTTGAGTATAGTTAAACACTATCTTGAGAAAGACCCAGATGCAGGAGTAATTTACTTTGAATCTGAGTCTGCAATATCAAAAGAAATGATTGAGTCTCGTAACATCGATGCCAATCGTATGGTTGTTGTCCCTGTCACTACAGTGCAGGAGTTTCGCACACAATCACTAAAGATTCTTGACAAGTATCTATCACAACCTGATGAGAAACGCAAACCTATGATGTTTGTATTAGACTCTCTTGGAATGTTATCTACTACTAAAGAGGTAGAGGATGCTGAGGCAGGAAAAGAAACAAGAGACATGACTAGAGCACAGATTGTTAAGTCAATCTTCCGTGTTTTGACATTGAAATTAGGTAAAGCAAATGTCCCTTTACTTGTCACTAATCATACATATGATGTAGTGGGTGCTTATATACCTACAAAAGAAATGGGTGGAGGCAGTGGTCTTAAATACGCTGCAAGCACAATCATCTATCTCTCTAAAAAGAAAGAGAAAGATGGCACGGAAGTGGTTGGTAATTTAATAAAATGTAAAACTGCTAAGTCAAGGTTAACAAAAGAGAATGCACTTATTACAACTAGACTCTACTACGATGAGCGTGGACTTGATAAGTACTACGGACTATTGGAGTTGGGTGAGAAATATGGAGTTTTCGAGCGTAAGGGAAACCGTATTGTTGTTGGGGAGTCTAGCGTCTATCCTTCTGCTATTCTCAAGGATCCTGACAAGTACTTCACTGAAGAAGTAATGCAGAAACTAGATGATGCTGCACGTCAAGAATTTACATATGGATCTTAAAGAATACATAAAAGTTTACGATGAAATCTTAGACCCTAACGTCTGTAGAAATGCTATCGAGTTGTTTAATAAAGACAACTCTGTTGTGCGTCTAGAGAAACCACAGATGTCATCACTTAACATGACTATCAGGTCTGAGAAAGATAAAGACCATGACTGGAGTGTTGTCCAGTCTGAATCTATCATGGCAATCAGGGCATGTGCACAGCAGTATGCTATGGAAGTTAAGGTAGATAAACTATGGCCTATCGAGAATAGTTTAGAGCAAATTAAAATGCACAAATATTCTGCAGAAGAAGGAGATAGTTTTCCAAAACATATTGATGTTGGAAACTATGAATCTGCTAGAAGGTTTGCTTCGTTTGTTATATTTTTAAATGATACTGACGATGGTGTTTACTTTGATACTCTAGACTATAAAGTTACTGCACAGACTGGTAGGATGATGATGTTTCCATCCACGTGGCAGTATCCATACGCTGATTTACCTCCTACAACTGATGATAAGTATACTATAACAACATACTTACATTATGTTTGAATTCAATACTCATCCACCAATAGTCTCTCATGTGCAGGGGTCACCAGTGTATATCATTGATGATTTCTATAAGTATCCTGAGGAAGTTGAGGATGAATTTTGGAATCATGAATTGAGATATCATAAAGAAGGTGACCCAGGATATAATGGTAAGTTATTCCATGACATGAGACACCACTTTCCTAATGATGACCTATGGGAAGTTGGAGAATATTTACTAGATGTATGTGGTGCAAAGTATCATGGGTCAGGTCCTGATTGTTTAAGTAATGTGTTTGAATATGAAGGTAACGACCACATTGATAACTACTGGTATCCACATTTAGATGCAGGGTATACAGCACTGATATATTTTGAAGGGACAGGCACTAACTTATATGCCACACCTAGTCGCTTTGAAGTTGAAGAGATAAATGCACATCCAGAGCATGTTAAACCATGGCGGTCTAAAGAAGATTATGAATTGCTGTTGACATTCGAGGGTAAGTACAATAGACTCGTATTATTCAACGGAAAGAAATTTTATCACGGAGCAGACGTATACTACTCCCCCATTAAACGTTTCAACCAAGTTTTATTTTTTACAGATGAGCCTTAAGATAGAAGAAGTAGCATTAAGTAAACTTATTCTTAAAGAAGATTATGCAAGAAAGGTTTTACCATTTGTAAAACCAGAATACTTTGATGTCTTTACTAACCGTGTCCTCTTCGATACGCTTAGTGAATACATTACGAAGTTTGATACTACACCTGAGCCTAATGCTCTAAAGATTGAGATAGAAAAAAGAAAAGATATTACTGATGAAATCTATCAAGACATAGAAAAGTTTTTAGATAACTTAGACAGAGACCATTACAATGATGAATGGTTAGTTGACACGACTGAGAAATGGTGTAAGGAGCGTGCTATATACATTGCACTAATGGAGTCCGTTAAGATTGCTGACGGACAAGATAAAACACGTACGAAAGATGCTATACCTAGCATAATGTCCGACGCACTGGGTGTGTGCTTTGATGAATCCGTTGGACACGATTACATTTCAGACTCTGATGACAGATACGATTTCTACCATAGAAAAGAAGAAAAAGTCCCATTTGATTTGGACTACCTTAACAAAATTACAAAAGGCGGGTTACCTAATAAGACTCTCAACATCGCTCTTGCTGGTACAGGTGTCGGGAAGTCTTTATTCATGTGCCATGTCGCTAGTTCCTGCCTCCTACAAGGGCGCAACGTTCTCTACATTACATGTGAAATGGCAGAGGAGAAGATTGCTGAGCGAATTGATGCCAACCTCCTCGATATCCCCATCCAACAACTCCAAGACCCCTTGCTGACAAAGCAGAAGTATCGTGCTAAGATGGATGTGTTGAAGAAGAAGACACAGGGTAAACTTGTTATTAAAGAATACCCTACAGCATCTGCACATGTAGGTCACTTCAAGGCACTCTTGAATGAGTTGTCATTGAAGAAAGGATTTCATCCTGAGATTATATTTGTAGACTATCTAAACATATGTGCTAGTAGTAGATACAAGGGCACGATTGTAAACTCATACACATATGTAAAAGCAATAGCAGAAGAGTTACGTGGACTAGCAGGAGAATATAACGTGCCTATCCTGTCTGCTACACAGACTACTAGGTCTGGTTATGGTAACTCTGACGTAGAGATTACTGATACCAGTGAATCATTTGGTCTTCCTGCAACTGCCGACTTGATGATTGCACTTATATCTACAGAAGATATGGAGGGACTCAATCAAATTATGGTCAAGCAGTTGAAGAATAGATATAATGACCCCACTGTATACAAAAGATTTGTGTTGGGTATTGACAGACAGAAGATGAGGTTGTATGATTGTGAGCAGGGTGCTCAAGATGACATCATTGATGCAGGAGATACTCCCAAATCATTTACCGATACTAAAAAATCATTTGAAGGATTTAAAATTTAATGGCTGAATTTACTAACCAATTTGACCCTAAGAAGGGTGACCAAGATGCTGCTGCTGAGCGTATCAATAGTGCTGCTCGTGATAAAGTAGATGAAGCACAAGAAAAGGTAAAACAAACTGAGCAAGATACTGTCAAGACACCCGAAGATATGGGTAAGAAGATGGGTAGTGCACCTCAGTCTAAGAAAAAACTAGATAAGAAACTTGAGGAAAGAGAGAAAGCAGAGAAAGAAGGTAAACAAAAGTTTGAAGTAGACTTAGATAAGTATACTGAGTTTGTAGATAGAGTTACATCAAACCCAAGTAAAGATTTCAGTGCATTGATGGATAGATATGCTGAGTTAAAATCACAGGGTTGTAACATCCAACGTCTAGACACTGCTGCATCAGGTATGTCTGCAGAAGCGGGTGAGTTTATGGAGATTGTAAAGAAACTTAAGTTTCAAGGAAAAGATTTCAATGCAGCAAACAAAGAGCACTTGACTAAAGAGTTAGGTGACATCATGTGGTATGTTGCACAAGCATGTCTAGCACTAGATGTAAGATTTGATGAGGTAATTTATATTAATACACTTAAACTAGCAGCAAGATACCCAGGTGAAATGTTTCAGACACACTACTCAGAGAATCGTCAGCCAGGTGACATCTAATGAAACTAACTCAAGAAGTGATTGACCAGATTCAAGAAGCAATGCTTCACACCAAGAAGAATGGTGATACTAACTGGCAAGATGGTGATGAGATTGATGTCTGTCTAGCAGGCACGTTTGCTGCTGATAGATTTATTGTCATTCACAATAGAACTAAGAGTAGCACATCTAAGCATAACTTTATTAAATGAAGTATATTATCCCTTCTAATTTAGGATGGATAGAAGATAAGTTACGTCCAGAGGAGATAAAACTTCTCTGGAATTATATTCTTGAAGCAAATATAAATGCCAAACCTAATTTGGTAGGGCATCTACATGAGAGTTTATATTTAAAGGATAAAAAGAATCAGTTTTTTGACAGGACACTAATACAATATTGTAGTCACTACTCATTTAAGTTTGGTAATCAAGGAGATAAGATACCTACCACAGGACAGCATCAGATGTGCTTAGAAAGTTTCTGGGTTAATAGAATGAGAAAGCATGACTTCAATCCTTTCCATAATCATTTTGGTGTTTACAGTTTTGTTATATGGTTAGACATACCTACAGATTATAAAGAGCAGTATCAAACTACTGAAGCAAATGATGGTGGGTCTGCATCTAACTTTGAGTTTATGTTTACAGATATGCTAGGAAGTATAACAACATATAAGTATCAACTAGATGAAGAAGCAAACGGCACTATACTATTCTTCCCATCTAAACTTATGCATGGTGTGTATCCATTCTACAACTGTGACGATGAAAGAATATCTATCTCTGGTAATATAGCGATAAAGACAGACTAAATACTTGCATGGCATTGAAAATAGATACCGAGCCTCTCTTAGATGGGGAAGGTGCAGGTGCTGCTGAGCTAGGTAAAACCAACGCAGGTTTCTTATATGAGATTAACTTGATTAAATCTCTAAGGAATCAAGGATTTGATGTGTCTGACCCTGCGGGTGCTGACTCAGCGAAAGCTGACCTTGAGTTAACAAAGGGTACTAATATAGTAAAGTTTGAATTGAAAGAGAAATTATCTGCTGACTTTGCTCAAATGAATTTTGATTTTGATACTACTCGTAAAGAATTTTATATTGATAAGACTAAGGCATCAGCGAAGAAAGAAGCAGCACAGACTATGATAGGTATCGCTGAGTCATTTGGTATTATTAGAGAAGCAAATGCTCACTGGAAACCTAAAAAGAATATGCCTGCTAAGTTTCTCCTTTCATCTGGTGCAACTTTTGCAGAGAGAGATAAGTCAAGGAAACTAGACTTAAAAAGATTTCCAGACAAGTTTCTAGGACAAGGATACGGACCTGCTAGAGAAGTTGAAAAGTATTATAATTCAAAAGATACTTATTATATACAGATAAAAGGAAAGGGTCTATATTATATGGGTAAAGACCCTGAGAAATATGGATGCCCTCGTTTCTCCGACTCTTGTGCTGACAGTAGTATTAGAATTCGTATCAAAACTAACTCAGCATCTAAAGGTCGATGGTCATTTCTGATGGCACTTAAGATTAGTAGACTCAGACCTAGTAATATGAATATGGATGGCGACACTGCCTTCTTATCCAATTAAAGAAGTGTCCACTCCCCTACCCATTCACCTCAAAGTATAGTATAATATAGTCATGGCTAAGAATACTCACCTAGAGCATCTAGAAGACGACATATTTAACAACGGTTATAACGGTGCTACTAACAGCATTAATTTTTTAGTAGGACTACGAGACATGCTTACTACTGGTAAGGGTGGTAACAATACAAAGGTTACAGTTAAGTGGGACGGTGCTCCTGCTATAGTCTGTGGTAAAGACCCTGAGACAGGAGAGTTTTTTGTAGGTAACAAGTCTGTATTTAATAAGTCAACACCTAAGATTTGTTATACAGATGGGTTTATAGATGAGCATTACCCTGATAGCGGTCTTAACAAAGTGCTTAAGAGGTGTCTAAAGCATCTAATGAGACTACCTATAGATGGTGTGATACAAGGAGACTTACTCTATGAGCAGAGACCTCCTATTGTTACTATGAAAGGTAAGAGATGTTATATGTTTAAACCAAATACTATATCATATTGTATAGAGGTAGACTCAGACTTGGGTAGACAGATATCAATGAGTGAGATAGGTATTGTATTTCACACTAGATATACTGGGTCAAGTATAGGTGCAATGTCAGCAGGGTTTGGTGTCAATGTCAAACCACTACAGGGTGTAGACAGCGTAGCAGTATTCTCCTCAGAGTTTACTAATGTAAATGGTATGGCAAACCTATCTCCTGCAGAGTTGTCAAAGATAAATCTAACCATAGCATCTGCCAAACGTAACCTAAGCGGAGGACGTAAGTTTCTACAGACCATAAGTAAAGAGACAGGTTCGTTTGCTTACAATGCATTGTTTAAGATGTATTTCAACCAAGTAATACGGACTGGTGTGATACCAACTAACTCTTCTGCTATGGCACAGGGGTATATTTCCTTTGTAAATGCACGTTTTAAGCAGGAAATTGCTAAGAAAAAAACTGAAAAAGCACAGAAACAATGGCAAGAAAAAAGTGATAAGGCTCTTGCTTATCTAAATAGTAATAAGTCTGTCATGTATTCCGCACTTAGTGGATTCAAAGACCTTATGAATGCTAAACAGCAAATCATAAATAAACTGAAGAAGATAGAAGGTGTAGGCACTTTCTTAGAAGACGAAACTGGTTACAAAGTGACCAGTCCAGAAGGTTTTGTTGCTATCAAAGATGGCACAGCACTTAAACTGGTAGATAGATTAGAATTTTCTAGAGCAAACTTCACTGTAGCTAAAGATTGGGGTAAATGAAATTTTTAGAATTTATAACTGAGGCAGCAAAGTCTGTCCAAAATAATCAGAAGAAACCCACAACATCATCAAAGGGTAGGCAGACTGCTGCAAATAATCAAGAGGATAAGCATGTTGCTATCACTTTTGGTCGCTTTAATCCTCCTCACGCTGGCCATGGCAAGCTATTGGATGCTGTCAAGTCGCACGGAGGAGACTCGGGGAACTACCGCATCTACCCATCCCGTAGTCAGGATCACAAAAAGAATCCGTTATCCGCACAACAAAAAGTAGACCACATGAGGAAGTT